GATCCAATGTTCTTTAGTTGTAGGATTTAAGATTAGTATTACCCTATTGTGTTTGCCTAATTGTCTTACTGATAAATCTATCTTGTCAAATGTATCTTCATTAGTTAGTTCTTCTGCTTCATCTAATACAAATGTTGTAACGCCTTGTAATGACTTTAGATTAGCTGTTTGATCTCCACTTGATGTTTTTATCCCTTTGAATATTATCTTGCTTCCAGAACGCTTATTTCTTATTTCATCTTTTGTTATATGAAAGTCATCATACTTTTTAAGCATCTCTATTTTCTCAATAAATTCAGGAATAATAGAAATATAAGTAGAAGATAAAGTATAACGAGTAAATAGAATAGTATGTCCAGCTTCATAAGTAAGAAGAACTAATAAGAGGTTTACAGAAAAAGATTTACCAGATCCACGACCACCTGTAACAATAAAGTACCTCCCATCTGATTCAGCAATAGGAGAATACTTTTTATTTATTTCAATCACTTAAACTTAATTAAGTCTTTGAAGTTTATGTTCAAGCCTTCACTTGAAGTTATATCTACTGATTCTTTAGGTTTGCCATATCTATATCCAAAGTATAAATTCATAGCTCTTGAATCTCCTTTTAATATTTGTTTACCTAAAGTCTTTATAACTTCGTCATTGTCTATTAATGAATCTAATTTTTCAATTAGTTTTAATTCATCTGCTTTTTTAGGTCTACCTGCACCTTCTCTTGCTCCTCCATTGTTTTTACGATTATCCATAATATGTTTTTTAAATTGTTCTAAAGCGTCTTTGCTTATTCCATTTAACAGTTCTGCATTCTCCTAATATATTTAATCTTGAAACCTTATTGTTATAATTGTTTCTTTCTTCATTAAGTTGACTGTTTCCATTTTTAGAATCCATATTGAAATATTATTGTTTATTCAATTTATATATATAACGTAATTTTTTACTTAATTTATTCAGTACCAGATATTATATCTTTTTTTGGTCTGTCTTGTAGAATACTAAATCCTAATAATAAATAGTTAATAGCATCTGCATATCTACTTTCTATTGGTTCTGCTTGTGGCATATTAGGATCTCCTGCGTGTGTTAATATTGCTTGTATATGTTTATTAAAGAATACTGCCCATACTTCCATAGGTTCAATGCCTATGCTTTCTGCTGTAGATTTAAAGTTGTTTAGAATGTCTATATTCTTTTGTGTGTATTCAGGTTGTTTAGCTTCCATTATCTCTTGACATTTATCAAGTAGATATTTTTTTGTTTCTTTAAATTCTTGTTGGTTCATAATTCTGTATTGCTTTTTTTATGTATTCGTATAACTCTAATATTGATAAGGCTTCATCAAGTTGTAGTTCTATAGTATCAAAATCTATATTATTATCTTTTTCAATATCATTTTCTAATTCTCTAATGAATCTTTTTTGTTCCCAGATTTTAGATTGAACTTTAATTAATGCTTGATCTTTTGTTCTATTCTCCTGCATAAGCTGTTGTGCTATCTCTATATTGCCATTCCCAACCTTTTATAAGTAGTTCAATTCTTGTTAATGCTTCTTCTTCTAAATGTTTAGGTATTTTATTAACTAAATTTAATATAGGATTTTCTTTTAATTCTTTTATTTCATCTTCAAGTTCTTTGCATTTTACTTCTAAATAGTTTTCTCTATTCACTCCTTTTAGATTCATACTTGTTTTAAGTATAATCATTTCTTCTATCTCTTGCATTTTTTTATTTGTCTTTTTATATATGTCATAATTTTTTAATGACCATATAACAGTAGCGTGATTGATAGACGTTCCTGATTCTCTAAAGTAGTGTGCTATTTCTGTAAGACCCATATTTAATTTGTTCTTTAGTATGTAAAACAATAATGATCTCATTTCTACTATTTCACGTTTTCTTGATCTTTCAAATACATTTATTCCTGATAGTTGTATTATTTTTTCTGCTACTTCATTTTGTACAAAGTAATAATCTTGTACTTCTATTTCTTGTTTATTCATTTCTTAATTTTAAAAGGTTATAACATTCTGTGTATTTCTGTCTTGCTTTGCCTTTGTATTGTTCTTTAAATAATTCGTATAGTTTTTTTGTGTATTGGTATTTTGTGGTGCAATCTTTGTAATAGTTTTCTGCAAACTTTTTACCTTTGCCTTTAAAATAGTTTACATTGTCTGCAGTATCTCCTACTATCATTTGTTCATAGAAGTTATATAATGCTTCATCTTCGCTTATGTCTAATACTACCCTATGCTTGTAGTGATAGTTATACATTAAGCAAGGAAACTGTTTGTAGTCTTTATCTATGCTTACTATCATTACTTCGTTTCTTCCTATGTCTTTGCTTATGTTATACCAATATCTCGCAACCAGATCGTCTGTTTCTATTCCAAAACCAAATATACTATTGTATGTTTCTTTAACGTACTGGTGCATATCGTGAAGTAATGGTGGCAATTCTTGTTTCTTTCTGTTTGCTTTATATACAGGTGTAATTAGTTTTCTAAAGTTTCCTTTGCTTCCATTAAATGTAATGACTTTATCTATTTCGTATTGTTCTTCCAGATCATTTACAATCTTCATAAACTGTTCGTCAAACTTAACTATGGAATCTTCTAATTCCCTATAGTAAGGATCTTGATTTTCTTCGTCTTTTGTTCTGTAACAACTGGCAAAGATTAAGCTGTCTGCATCAACTAATAAAATCATTTTGATTTAATCTTTTTTAATAAAATTACCTTCAAGATCAATAACAGTATAATTGTGTTCTATTAAAATCTTAATAGCATCATTTATTGTTTTGGATTTTTCTCTAATTCTGTAGTGTTCAAATATTGAACTTTCAAATGCGTTTGGTTCGTGTGCCATATTGTTTTTTGTTTTAAAGATACATCAAACAAATGTAATTAACAAAAAAATTAATAAACTAATTTAAATTGATTCTTGTGGCTTGGTTTTCTTTTAGCAAGTAAACAGGTTTAAGTAACCTTTTTTTAGTCCATAGTGTAGTATCAGGGCAATACATTTCTTTTGGTTTTGGAAGTTCTATAGTGTTTAACCAATATAAAAAGTTTCCTTTGGGATCATTAACAAAATAAAGTTTGACTACTTCTTTATCCATTTTCATTAAAGAATCATATTTTGATTTCTCTAACATTTTATCTTCATAATATTTATTACGAAACTTCATTTCTATTACACAAGGATTTCCTTTGCGTGTAAAACCACAAGCATCATAATGTTTGTAACCATCTCCAGTCCATTCTAAATTCCAGCCATCAAAGTTTAAGAATTTAACAACAGTTTGTTCAAGTTTTTTAATTGTATTAATTCCCATTATCCCAAATGACATTTAGTTCTTTTATCCATTTATTAATTATTTTTGGATTACAGGTGCAGGGATGGTGTAGTGGATGTTTGTAATAGGTTGAGTGCAGTTGACATACCAATTCAAATTCTTTACGGTTAATTGTTGATCTTTTTGAAAGCCTAAATTCTTCCCATTGTTTAAAATCATAATCAGTAAATTTTACCATCTATTTATTTTTATTTCATTGAACTTTTTTCTTCTCTTATCACAATTACATTTAGTTCCACGAATCTTATGGTATTTATCTACAAGAAACTTAATGCCTGTATATTTTGTAAAGTAATATATTAAATCTCCTAATTTCATATTATTCTATATTTAATTCTTTGTTAAGTTGATGCTGATTTAAAATATAAGATTTTGTACTATAATTTCCTAATGTACCAATGTTAGCAGCATTAATAATTTTATTATAAGATGACCATCCACTAAAAGTAAAAGTTGGAAATTGACCAGTCATAAGAGCATAACCATCTACATATTTTTTTTCTTTACCAAGCCTTACTAATAATCTTCCATTTTTATAAGTTGTATTTTTAACGTCTATAGTTTTACCATTTTTTAAAACTGCATCATTAGAATTAAAATAGTTTTTAGTTAAAGATGTTCCATTGTCAAAATTAACATTACACATTTTACAAAAAGCAAGTTCTGCTGAAAATCCATTTAAACACATAGTATAAAATTTCATTTTTTTATCAACTTTAAAATTATTAATAAAATAAGATTCATCTTGATTATTTAATTTTTCTGACATTTCTTTAATCAAATCTTGTTCTTCTTTTGATAAAGTATAACTCATTCCGTATGTCAATTTTTTATTCATAATAGTTTTTTTAGTTTCTGTACAACTTTTTTATAAGTATTATATAATGAGTAATAAGGTATTCCAGATTTTCTTGAAAGTTCTGCTATTGATTCTCCTCCTTCTATTATTTGAAATATCTTTTTATCATACCAATACATATTATTTAATTCGTTTTGTATTTCAGAATATACTTGATCATAATCTTGACAATCAAAGTCTGACAAATGATCTCTTACATTCTCCAGCTCTATCATTTTTACTTTAGCTTCTTTACGTTTTAAATCTAAAAACAATGTTTTAAGTGTTTTAAATATATAATAGTAATTATAATCTGTTTTACCAAAATCAATATTCAAACCATTCTTTATTTTCTTATCTATTTTAATATACATTTCTTGAACAATATCTTCTGACGTTTCTTTGTTACAACCAAAGGAACATACAATGTCAATCCAAACTTGATGTTTATTAAATATATCCGATAAGCAATTCTTCATAGTTATTTAGTTTGTTAGTGGATCATATAAATCCCCTACTATTTCAGGTAGTCCTATTTCATTTACCTTAAAACTAAATGTTTCGAATGAATAACCCCTACTACGTTTGCACTTAACGGTTATCCAATCTTTGTTTACTGTATTTGCTTGAAGTTGTATTTGTGTTTCTGCTTTTTTTTCTAAAAAAGAACCAAGATGTCCTGTAGGTTTGTCTGAACCAAAGTTAGAATGAATCACACACATAATATGAATATTATATTTTTCTGACCATTCCATAAGTTTTTGCACACAAGCATTAGATTCTTCTAAATTATTTACATCTGAAACCAGATCTGCGATTCCATCTAAAATTAAAAGTCCTGCGTTTTCAACTTTGTGTTCTAAACAATATTCTATAAATTCTATTCTTTGTTTATAGCCTATTGATCTTAATCCAAATGTATGATAATTTTTTGAATAATCCACACTATTCATATCTAAAACCTTTTTAAACACCTTTTGGCAATGCCATTTGCCCTGTTCAGTGTCTATGTGTATAAGGTCTTTGTTTTCTCTATGTCCTCTTAAACCACCTCCAAAATGATTCTTATTGCCTAAATAGATTGATGCTAATAATGATACTAAAAATGTTTTCTTTGTTTTTGGTGGTGCTTGTATAAAACTAAAATTACCATAAGTTCCTAACGGAATAGGTAATAGTAAATCTTTGTTCTTTGTTTTAAGTAATGTTTCTCCAAGTGATAAAGCAACTGGAGGATAATCAATAGATTCGTTAGGATCTACTTTACAATCTTCTTCAATAGATTGCATTATAAGGAATTGTTCTGTTTGTTGTTCGTCCAGTCTTAATTGCATTTACATAAATATATAAAAAAAAGGGGTGTATTAGACCCCTCTTAAAAAAAAATGTTTTTTAATATTAAAATGGTAGGTCGTTAGATACAGCTGGTGTGTTTACTGTTTCTTCTTTTTCAGCTAATTTAATAATGTCATTAGTCCATACTACTTTACCATTACCAAGATAGTTTCTTTGTACTTTAGCTTCACGTTCTTCTTTAGTTTGTGAATCCATTATAGCTACGTTGTTTCCGTATCTTGTTTCATCATTTAAAGATATTGTAAGGTTATAGTAAACTGCACCGTCTTTACCTTTAATGAATTTTTCTTTAGGTAGTTTATCTACTCTAATACTTGCATTGATAATTGCACTCATAATTTATTGATTTTTAATTTTAGTTAATAATTCTTCTTTTGTAGTTTTCTT